GTTCGATACACAAGACCGCGCAGGTCCGGAACCAGGTTCCAGATAGCTTGAGCATCTTTAACGTGAACCGCAGCAAAGCCGGGCTCAGTTACAGGAGGGGCTTCACTGAAAGCCATGGAGGGGATAAGCCAGGCCCCCTCGACAAGTGGATCGGGGTCAGCAAAAGCCGTTCCGATGTATTCGCCCGTCACCGGGTGTGCCTGATAAATAACAGGGGCAGAAGTAGTCATGATTGACCTCAGTACTTGATGCACATAAGACGGGAAGTGTTGCGCGGACGCGTTTCGTTGGCGGTGCGTGGAACACCATTGACGCCGTTGGTTACGGGGTCACCGGTGCTGCCAATGTTGAACGATGCGTTGGAACCACCGCCCACGCCGTTCCAGTTGCCTGGGCTCCCGTTCAGGGTGGTGCCAGGACGAGGGCCGTGCCAATGGCCTTGCATCGCATCCAGTTGCAACGACCCCAGCCCGCGTTGCGGGTCCACGCCGCGTCCATCGTCAAAGCCACGGATGAACTCACCACGGCTGTCCGGCAGGTTAAACGTAGTGCTTCCGTCACCAGCGCCAAACATCGTCCCTATCACGTCAAACAGCTTTGAATAGGCTGTACGAGAAACCGCAGCACCGTTCTCTTTCAAAAACCCAGCCGGTGCCGAGGCACCGCAATACTGAATCGTCGTCCCGACCGGAACCCCCATCGACGCTGGGTCGAGATTTCCAGAGTGCCAGAGCCTTCGTGTTGGGCTCCAGACCTTAGCCTGAGAGCAGCCTCGGATGTAGACATCCGGTTCTGTGTTCCCCTGCTGAAAGCCAATCTGCCCCGCGTAATTTCCGTCGCCGTAAGGGATATTCACCAATCCGACGTAGTTGGCGAAACTGGTATTCCCGGCACTGTAATAGTAAAACCCGCCGGGTAGCCCAACGGTATCAATCGCGGCAGCAGGTGCAACATTGCCACCCAGTCCGTATTGACCAATGCTCAGCGCATCTGTCACACCATAGCCCGCAAGGGTCGTAGCCTTATCCGCTTTGGTTGAAGGGTTGAAGTTGATCTCAGACCAAATTTTCTTCGAACTCCAGAGCAACTCACCGTCCGCGTTCATCGCGAGTGCTCGAGCAATTATCTTGCCCCAATGGAACATGATTCGTGGTGCATAGTTGAAATCTCGTGTGGAATCAGAAACTTCTTGCGCTTCACGAATTTCCAGTGCGCCCCCCTGTCCATTGCCGATCTCACCCAATATGCTGGAAGAAAGACTTGGGCGCTGCTGGGACGTACGGCCTACCACCAGAGCATCCGTAATCCCATACCCCGCCAACGTCGTCGGCTTATTCCTCAACTTCAACCAATCACTCAACACACTCAACGCTTGCGCCAGCTGATCGGTCTTCGTCTCATCCGGCGCAATCCCCGCCGCCGCCAGCACATTCAAAATCTCCTGCGTAACCCCATTCCCCCAAGCCGCCGGAATCAAACTCCCCGGCGTCCCGGTCACCGGGTTTTCATCCACAAACTTGCCATTCACCAGCCCAACGCTGGGCACACTCTTTGGATAATCCACGCTTCTACCCTCTAGTCATAATTGATGTGCACCTGCGTATGAGCAGGTGCGCTGCGATGAATCAGGCACTCCAGGGCATTGCCCGGGTTGACGCCAAACCGCTCTCCCCAATAACTCGCCCCAAACCGCCGCCCCAGGTGCTGGCGGCCGCCGGTGTTGAGCGTCCACATGAAGTGCGCCTGCCAGGTGCCAAAATGCGCCGCGCCAAACCGTGAGCGGCCCATGCGCGGGGCGCGATGTTCAGTGACACTGGCGTCGGGATAACCCTGGCTGCGGGCGATTTCGATGTAGTACGCGGCGCGCTGGCTGCCCACCGCCAACAGACGTCGACGCACCGCCAGGCGACGGTCGTCGTACAGCGGGCTCAAGCCCAGGCAAGGGTCCGGCAGTTGCATCACCCTTTCCCACTCCGGCACCAGTTCGCTGACGGTCACGGGGTCCATTTCGTTTTGCAGGTCGCAGGCGCGGGCGTCGATGCGCGTAAGTTCTTCGGCGATGCCTTTGAGCACCGTCTGCAACTGCGGCATGGTCTCCAGGTCCCAGGCCGGCCCGCTGGGCAACAGGGCGATCAGTTGCTCCTCGTACTGGCCAGCCGTCCTTATCCCAGCCATGTGATACCTCCAAACACCAGTAACTGGTTTGTCGCCGCCGTAACGTCCGCCAGCGGGCTTGTCAGTTTGTGATCGGTCTCACCGGTGGCGGTGCTGATGGCTTCGGCGATGTGGGTCAGCAACAAGCTGTCGCCCAGCCCCGCCTCGCGATTGTGCAAGTCTCGCAGTTGGGCCTCGACGGCCGCACGCACGGCGCTGGTGTCGGGGGTCAAGCGCAGTTGATAAGCCACTGGTTTCATCACCGGCGCCAACACATACACATCAGCGGTCACTGGCCGCAGCGGTTCGATATGGGCTTGAACCTGCGCCAGCTGCGCGGCATTGGGGATCGGCTGCGGGTCGTCGTCACGCATCACGAACACCCCCACCGTCCCCGGCCCCAGGTAATTGGCGCGACACCATGCGCGGGTAATGCCGGGCACTTCGAGGGACCAGGTCTCGTAATCCTGTGCCGAACCGCCCTGGGGAATAACGCGATAGGAACGAATCACCCGCGCCCGCAGCGACTCCAGGGTTTCTCGCGCCACACCGCCGGTCAGCCCCGGCGCCAGCACGGTAAAGGTCGAACCAATACCTTGCAGCGGCTGGACCGCAATCAGGCTCAGCCCGGCATCAGCGTTGCCCAGCGTGCCGGCATCAATCGCCTGCACCGTGGCGGTGTTGAGGCCTGCATGGGTGGTACCGGCAGCGGTGACTTTGAAGCTGCGACCATCACTGGCTTGCAGCACCGTGTCCACATCCAGCACCGCGCCCGCCGCTGCGGTAAAACTCACGCTGCCACTGGCGGCTACCGCCGCCTTGCGTGCCTGGTTCAAACGCAGCGCAGCGATGCGTTCCAGGGTGGATTCATCGGCGGTATCCGGCAGGATCTGCTCAGCGATCCAATCGAGATAACCGTACAGGCCGAACGCAGCGCCACTCAGTGTGCGCGCCAGGACCTGGGCATCGGACTGGCGCAGCGAATCGCTGGCCAGGTCGCTTTGGGTGCGTTTGATCAGCACCGGCAGCGAAGGGGTTTCAAACGGCATAGATCACCTGCCAACTGTTATCAGGGTTGATGTCCAGGCGCTCGCCATCGGCCAGGGTCAGCTGCGTGCGCAGGTTGAGCCGCTGGGCGTCGAGGCGCTCACTGAGGACTTCGATGGCGCTGCAATGCCCGTCGTCGATCAGCCATTGCAAGGCTTCGCGGGCATAGAATTCGGCGTCCAGTTGCGTCTGGTGGGTCAGCTTGACCCGGCGCAGCAACCACAATCTTGAGCCGATACGGTCGTCGGCCACGCTGGGAAAACTGTCGCCCCACCAGCCGAAGCGCTCGTCATCGTCAACCGCATCGTCGGGCGCGGCACGGCGCCAGGTGAACAGGCTGATCAGCACCGAGCGGGTCAGGGCCTTTTTCAGGTTGTCGGAGACAAACATCACTGGCCTCCCGCCGGCGCACCGGTCTGGCCGCTGCCGGGCTGGACGCCCACATGCACGTGCTGGATCTGGCTGATGCCGCCGGCAATCTGGTCGCCCAGGGAGATGATCTTGCCGCTCTGGGTCAGGGTCGGCGTATCAATGTTCACCGCCTGGCTGGCGCGGATATTCAAGGTGCCGGTTTCAATGTCGATTACCCGCCCGCGCTTGAAATGAACTTTGTCGCCTTCGTCGGTATAGATCGCCACTTCACCCGGCGCCAGGGCCTGCAAGCGATAGCGACGGTCGGCCACCACCAGCACGATGGCATGGGAGCGGTCACCGCCCAGGAAGGTGGCGATGCCTTCAGCACCCGCCAGAGGGTTGCTGGTAAAACCGTAGGGTTCGAAGTGCTCCATGTCGTCGTTCACTTCGCCTGCCGTCAGGCGCATTTGCAGCGATTGCAGCTTGGTGGCCGAGTGGGCGAGCACGACAGTGCCGCGCGCCAGCAGGCGAGTCAGTAAGCTCATGGAAATTCCTTGGTGGTTAAGCGGATGGCAACGGATTGGCATCAAAGGTGGACGGCGGCGCCACCTGTAGGGTGGTGATCGAACCTTGGTCGGAGAGCGACCAGGTGACCTTGGAGATCAGCATGTCCTGGTCAAAGCCCAGCACCGGATCGATCACCCGCACCAACAGGTTGTGGCGCCACAAATCGCCGTTGGACTGCCGCCAGCCTTGCACGGTGTAGGTGGTGGTCAGGGCTTTTCCGGTACGGGTGGCGCGTTCCCAGTCGGCGCGTTGCTGGGCCAGCTCGGGGGTCAACTGCGTCGGTTCGCTGATCACCGTGACGCGTTTTCGCGTGGCTTTTTCATCCCGGGAAATCCCTGAAACCTCACTGACCGCCGCTGCACTTTTCTGATCATCGCCCTTGTGTTGGCCGATGACGCGGTACTCGGAAAATACCGAGCTGAAGTCCATCGGTGCGTTAGCCGAAAGGATGTTCTGGCCCAGCTCCAGGCTGTCATTCGCACGCCCTGCACTACCGGGCGATGCCAATACCAGGCGCCCATCCGCATCGTCGGTGGAGAACACCCGATACAACGTCAGCAAGCGGTCGATGGATTGAAATACCGTCTCCCCGGGCACGATGCTGTGGGTATGCAGGCGCGCGGTTTCGGCAATCTCGCTGTGCACCTCCACGCCATAGGTGGCCGTCAGCGCCCGGACGATGCTCAGCACACTTTGCCCGCGCCACTGGCCGGGCTGGTTTATCGCTGCGCAGTCCACCAGGTCCTGGGTCACTGAGCCGCCCTGAATACTCAGGCTGATCTGTCGGCCGTCGTAACTGATGGGCGCCTTGAACACAAAGCCGGTGAGCACCAGGTCGCAACCGATGCGTACCTGGCAACGGGCGCCGGGCTTGATCGGCGCCGCCAGGGTTTGCCCGGGCCATTGCCAGGTGATGTTGAGGGTGAAGGTGCGAAATTGACGCTCCAGGTCGGCGCTGATTTCCACGCTTTTCCAGCCGCCATAATCCAGGCCGTCCACGGTCAGGGTGACGGCATTGTCCAACTCGTTCATGGGTTACTCCCTGACCACTTGCAGGTCCGCCGGTGGCAGGAAGCCCGGATGGGCCACCCGATTGCGCTGCACCACCTCGCCCACTCGCGTCGCGTCACCGAACCGCTGATAGGCCAACAGCAAGGCGGGCATGCTGCGCATCGGCGTCAGATTGACCAGCCGGACACCGGACGAAGCCACCGCCGTCAGATGCGCGAACATCTGTTGGCGCAGGTCGTTCAGCGCAACATAGTGCCCGGCGTCGGCCTTCAATGCGGCTTGCCACATGGCTTCGTTCAGAAGGTCACGCAGCACCAGCACATCGTCGGCCACCGGCACTTCGCGGCGCTGCACCGGCTGTGCCGCCTGTTGCGCCAGGGATGGCGTGGTACTGAGGGTCACCGCTTTTGTCGCCACCGGTACGTCCGCCAGCCAATGGGCGATCTTCACCCACAACGCATCCTGTACCAGGTTGGCAGTGGCTTGCACCGCCGCCACGCTGTCCTTGCCGGTGGTCAGCTTCGGCACGTCGATATTCCGAGCCGCTTCCACCTGCTGCGAGAGGTTGGCCAGCATGCCGCGATAGCCGCTGCGGGCAAATGCCTTCAACTCCTTCACATCGCCGAGCAAGCCCTTGAACTCGGTGCTCAATTCCTTGGGCACTTCCTTGATGGCTTTGACCAAGGCATTCAGGTCGCCATACAACTGAATCAGTGGGGCAAATTGCTGCTCAATTACCTGGTAAACCTCTGCCAGGCCATTGCGCAACGCCTGGATGCCCACCCGCGCCTGCTTCACCAGTGCGACGGCCTGCTCAAAGCGCAGCACCGCCGAACCCAGCAAACTGTCGGCCGACACCAGCAACAGCTGGCGGGTATTGACCGCCGTAGTGGGAAACTTCAAAGGTTCGTCGGGATAGAACTTCAGGGCAAAGGTCACCAGCCCGCCGTCCTGGCGGGTTTGGGTCATCTCGCATTCGCCGACCTTGACCTGCAACCGTCCAAGCCACGGGTGCACCAGCTCGCCGGCCCCCTCCTCCAGGGCCTTGAGCAACTTGTCGCGTTGCTCCAGGCAATCCTCGCCCACTACAAATGCCGTCAGCTCATGCACCCTGGACTGTTGGCCCAGCCCTTCAAAAAAAGGCAGGTCGCGCTGAGGGTATTCGTGCAACTGGCCCTTCTTGCCGACCGGGACTTTCGCCTGGTCAACCCAAAACCCGACGCCACGAAACGACGCCGGCAACAAACGATCACGCCAGCTCATTGGAGCCTCCAAGGGACAGGGAACGGTAGCCGACACGTGGGGTGACGCTCAGGCCGGGCTGGTTGGTTCTGGGCTGGTCGACCCGCAGGCCGGCCGGTGCATTGTCGAAGCTCACCCGCAAATCGCCGTTGAGCTGCGTGCGGTTGTTGGCAGCGGTTTGTTGCAGCAGCGAACTGGAGCTGGACGCCAGCGGTGATACCAAGCCAGGCCCCTTGCGGAACCAGGACGGATCGCGCGCGCTTTCGGCATTACGTTCCTGTTGCTCGGTGGGTCAACTCCAGCACACTGCCGG